TCCCGGTTTTCCACCCTGCGCACAGCTGTCACCCATTCGTGTGGAAACGAACGTGGCAGCTCCCCATATCAAGGAGTCTGATAATGCGCAGCATCAATCCGTACAAAATTTGGTTTTCCCCTCTACGTGTTCAGGCCTGAGATAAATCCCAACGAGTAAGCGAGATAACTCCGGTCCATTCCGGGACAGACTGGCACAAATCGGGACACCCAGTGCAATAGCCTTGCACCCCACGTAATAGAAAAAGCCCCGTTCAGTCATCGCCTGACGGGGCAAACATATCGACCTGGCGACGCGCAATCTCATCCTTACGCACCGCCTTCACAATCTTATAAATCCACTGAAGCGACACCCCCCACTTACGCGCCAAGTCGCTTTGATTGGTGCCGTTGAACTCCTCGTAGATCAGCCGATCCCGCCGACTCAACTTACCCGCCAGTCCCATCGGAAAATACACATTCTGCCCACCCCAATGCGCCGCCATACGATCGGCGACCTCCTGGGCCACATGGCGAGCAGAACCCTCATCCATCGACACCAACTCCTTCAGTGAAGCCGCAACGTGTTCAGTCAGATCAACCAGCAGCTCCGGCCCCTTGCTTCGGAAGTCACTCATACATCCACCACCGCAGCAGGGCCAGACTCATAAATCCTGCTCCTTCACCAACGAAAACCAAGCCACATCAACACCCCGAACCGTCACGGTGTTACAGGTAAATTGCCCCGCAGGCACATAGCGAATCCCCCGCAACTGATACCCGAACCGCTCCATAAACAGCTCGACACAGTCCTCTTCGATAAAAATCTTATTGTCCAACAGCATCAAAAGCTTGATCGAAATACCGGCCTCACGGATTTCGCGAGTCAACTCATTAAAAGTCGAAAGCCTTGCCGGGAATTCCTCAGTCAAAATGCTCAACGGCTCACCCACCGAAGCACCCACCAGATTCAGAGCATCCATCTCAAACCCCCTTAACCACATCAGCAGTCACCATCGGCACCCCAAGCTGAACAGCCAGATTCATCGCCGCGATAACCAAATTGCCGATCGCCAAGGGGTAAAGCAGCGACACAGTCACGTCCCGCCCTCCATGACGTGCTGGCTGGGACAGCCGCGCAGCGATCGCCTGAATACCACCCTCATCAATGACCTCGCCGAGCGCTTTGCCCGCCCGGTCAAAACGGAACGTCAAAAACTCCTTTAGCCGCGAATGATCAACTGGCGTCAGCGTGACCCGCTCACACCGCTGCACCACCTCACGCACATCCGCATTACGCTCACTCAACTTCACCCCCAGCTCAGGCTGGCCAATCATGATAATGCTCACCAACTTAGTGAACCCGACCTCCAACTCCAGGATGCGCTTAAGGTGCTTCAGCGTCGGGACCGGCAAACTATGAGCCTCCTCAATCACCAAACAATGGCGATACCCGGCTGCATGCGACTCCTTCAACGCCTTATGCAACTGAGCGAACCGAGCCTCAGGACTGCTCTTGGGCTTAGCCAATGGTGCGACGGCCGCCATCATTGACTCGGCAATGTGCGTGCTTTTCAGCGACTTACCCTTAACGTCGTTGTCCTCGGACGCCAACACATACGGCTCAATGATCATCACCGGGTCATTGTTTTCGGCAATGCGATTCACCAAATCCCGGCGAAGCGTACTTTTGCCAGCCCCCGATTCCCCCTCAACCGCCAGGAAACCACCATGGCGAGCCGTCTGATACATCACCTCACGCACATACCGAATATCCGGGCTCACCCACATATCCTGCGCACACTGCAACTCATCAAACGGGTCTCGAAACAAACCAAAAGCCTTACGAGTCATCGCCTGTAACGTCTGCTTTGGCAGCAACATCAAATCGTCCTCCCCGGACGGCACTTTCAAAAGGGCCCGACCGGCCGTGTTAGCGCACGGCGGGTCCACATCATCAAACGCATGGGCGACAGCGGCATCATTGGCCCCTGACTCAGTCAAAAACACCCGAATACGCCCCTGTAACTCGGCACAGTCCAGGCTGCGCGGCCAATACCCGTGATTCACCAACTGCGCAACCGTCGCACCGCTCAAGCGCAGAGACTTGGCCAACGCCGATTGAGGCTGGCCCACCGCCTGCAAAACCTTCTTCAGCTTCAACATCACTCACCCCCAACCGCCGCCCGAACCAGGCTGAACGGTGTACGCAGGACCTCAACGGGCCGATTCAGCTCGGCCTCAACGGCGTCCAGCTGCTCCTCAAAAACACCTTCCGGATACCGCTGCTGCAGCCAGCCAAACGTCTCGGCCGTCCAAAGATGGCCAAGGCGCGGGCGCAACAACTTCGCAGCCTCAACATGACTGAGCGGTACAAATTCAACGGAAGGTGCATCAACATTAAGCGCAGTGCCGCGCCGTGGCAGATAAGCCGGCAGCACCGTATCGTTCACATGTTTATGTGGATCAATCAGCCCACCGAACGGCACGGCCTTCGCCTTACGAGCAGCCTGCGCATCGGCCTGATTCGTCGTGCCAGTCGCCAACTGCTCCAACACCTTGCGCGACACCTGGGCCGGCGTATCGCAATGGCGCTTGAACTGCTCACCAATCATCGCGGCCGACTCGGCAAACCCAAACGCATCCACCCCAATGCGCTCAATCACGTGATACCGCTCACGCCCGTCATCACCCACCAACACCGCAATCGCTGAATCCTTATCCCGCCAGCAATTGCGAGTAATCAGCAGCTGTTCACCCACCATCACCCCCGGCACTGAACTCACATCAAACTGAGTGCCCCGGAACGAAACCCGCAGCAAATTGCTCACCTTGCGGTTTTCCGGCGTACTCACCGCCAACTCGCGACACACCTCAACACCCGGCGCCAGACGCAACTGGTCCGGCGTAATCAACTGCCAAACCCCATACCGAGTTCGCCGCGTGCGGGTATGAATAGACGTCCCATTGAAATACCGCATCCACTGACCGGCCCAGGCATTGATCTGCGCCAGACTGCTCGCCGCCTGAAACTTCAAAGCACTTTCAAACTCCCTCTCAACAAGATTGTGCGCCTGTTCGACCTGACCCTTGGCCCGCGCATTACCGACCCGATTAATAATCAAATCAATCGACAGAACCCGACAAAGATTACGGAAAATACCACTCGTCATCGCCGCCCCCGGGTCCGTCATCAACACCCAAGGCACCCCATGAAAAGGGTCAGACTCACTGCGCTTCTGCATCGCATTAATCAACACACCGCACAGATTTTCAGCCGACTCCGCGCCCAACACATACTCCACATACAGCGTGCCGCTCGTGTGATCCGTGATCACATACCGCCACAGCCGTTGGCGCTCGATCTTCTTCAGATTGGCGGGCTTACCGTCGTAAAACTCCGATTTATTCATCACCCGAGCGCCGTCATCGGCCAGATAAAACTGCGTCGAAATTGACGCATCAATCTGCCAAACATGATTAGGATGCTGACTCGCCAGCGACACCGCCGGTGCATCCTGCAACAGCTGCTCCGGGTGCAACTTATAAGCACGCAACGCCCGGCTGATCGCACTGCGGCTCAAGGGTCGAAACTCGCCCGTTTGCTCATCCACCCGGCCAGCCACCACCAGGTGATTACTGCGCAAGCGCTCAACGGCCCGCACAATTGTCGACAACTGCTTATTGTTGGCCCGGATCGACTCCATCAACACCGCCGAAATCAACCGCGCCTCCTCAATCGGCAACGCGCTACAACCCGCATCACTGCGACGCTTACGCGGCTTAGCCAAGCGCACCGCCTTCAACTGGCGTTGCAGGGTAGAAATAGACACCCCCAGCGCCAACGCGCCAGCCTGGTAAATAGCCGTACGCTCCCCATGCGCTGCCGCATCAGCGCGCTGCGCTACCTGAATCAACTGCTCGATATGTACCGGATTCATCAATCAGGCCTCCGCCGGCGTCAGCCAGACCGCAGCGCCATCCACCAGATCAACCAAATTGAACTCACTGCGAACCGTCCCCAGCGTGACCTCCAACTGCCGAATCAAACCGGACTTAAACGCACGGTGATCCTCGCCGTCGACAGCCAACGCCCCAAGCTTGGCAAACCCCTCACGCAACGGCCCCAACACACTGGCCTCCGCCTCATAAGCAATCGCCGCCACTTCCCCGCGTAAAGCCTTCGCCGCCTCATCCGCCGGCATCGCCTGAATCCGCTTACGCGTGCTCTCCAACTCCCGCCGGGCCTTATCCAAATCAAAGGTCTTCTTCGCCATCACCTCACTTTGTGCGGCGTAATCAGCACTCGACTCATCAAGGCACCGGCCCAGAGCCTCCTTCTCCTTGGCGTGCCTAGCAATAATCTCCTCGGCAAGCTCAACAAACGCCTCCTTATCGCCGGCTTTAGCCACCTCAATCAGCGCCGCCTGCTGGTCCTGCGGCAAACGCCGATACTGACCCAACTCCCGGTAACCAATCCCCATCCGCGACATCGACTCCAACGCCTCCTCACCAAAGGCCCGCAAATTCGCAATATCTCGATCCACCTGATCAACCGAACGGCCCAACAACCCACAAAACTCAACCCACGTACCACTCAACAACCCCGCACCGTGCGGACTCTTACGCCCGGCCATCCCCCGATACAGCTTGTTCTCCTTAACAAACGCCAACTTCGACGTCCGCACCGTGCGGGAAAACTCCTCAAACGCGCCCGCCATCTGCGCCTGGCCCAACAACTGATTCACCATATCCCGCTCATCACTGTGCGAGGCGTGCAACGCTGCCATCGCATTCTGATCAGCCGTCAACATCGCCCCATTCAAAGCAGGCAACGCCAATGCCTCGACGGAAATGCTCTTCGTCCGTGCCATACAACCTCCTTAAACGATCGATCCAGCGGCAATCCGCTGATTGATTTCCTGCATACGCCCCGTCAAACGAACCATGTGCTCGGCATGCGCCTGCGCGATCTGCAACACACCCACCGAATGCGCAAAGCGCCCGTTATCCAGCTTCACCGCCAGACCTTCCTCAATCAGCGTCTGCATCGCTCGCGTGATATTGCTGGGGCTGTCCTGCGTCAGAAAAGCCAGCTCCGAATTACTCAAACCCGTCACCGTGTGGCCCTTCAACGCCTTCAGCACACGCAACACCCGCGCGGCTGCCGACACCGTGCGATTCATAAGCTCGCCTCCGGCCCAAACATTTCAGGTAAATTGACACCCTCAATACCCATGGCATTAACCAGCGAACGGGTTAGGCCAGTATTGAAAGCGCCGAAAATGGTGTGGGTTCGTGGGTTTTTTGTAGGAAGTTTCTTTTTTTGCCCTGCACACCCACACGGCAGGGGTTTTAAAGCGGTAGATTCCAAATAACCGATATCATTTTTCATCGTGAGCCTCACGCCATACAGCAGGTCAGCTCAAGGGCCGTCGCCGGGTCATTACAAATTTCGCCGGCCTTAAGACCTAACTTGATCGCAATCTCGTGGGCCTGACCCCGCACACATTTCTTGCGTCCACCCAACACCTCGAACACCAGGTTGGGCGAAAAACGATTAGCGATTGCCCACTGGGTAATCGAAACACCTTTGGCCTTGAGCTCAGCTCGGGCCTGGTCTGCAGTACGTAGCGCCATGGGGTCCCTCCGGGGGCTGCCGGCACCCACTTTGGTGCCGATTAAGTTGCCGTTCGTGGTCGGACGGTGTGAACCCATAATGGAACCGAACGGTTCCTTTTGAAAGGCTTTTTGGTAACCGAATGGTTTCTTTTTGTGAACGACTGCGCGCAGAACGAACACGACTTGGCCTCAACCAAACCGACTTCGCGGCATTGGCCGGCGTGACCAAGAAAACCCAAATGCTCTACGAAGCAGACGAACGCGTGCCCGACGCCAACTACATGGCCGCCATCGCCAAAGCCGGTGCCGACATGTACTTCATCATCACCGGGCAAAGAATCGCCGTCACGCCGCCAGCCGCGGCATGGGCCCCCATCGACAGCGAAAAACTCGGTCGAATCATCGAAATGCTAGAGGCAGCAGCCAAACAAGCCGGACGGCGCTGGCCGTCCAAAAAATTGGCCGAAGTGGCCGCAGAGATCTACAACGCGCTAGGTGAAGAACAAGGGTTTGATGAACCACGCGTTGAGCGAATATTGAAGTTGGTAGTAAATCGCTAAATAGAAAAGGAGTTGTATGCCGAGCGAGGAAGAAGACCTGGTTAAAAAATTGTCAGCCAGGCTTTCGGGGGAAATCGAAAATCTCCCCAAGGATGGAACGGATCACGCGTTCACAGTAAATATCAAAGGCAATCGGGGGCACATCAACTTCGGGCACCAGACCTTCGACATAAAAGCCACCAAAGAACCGCCGCCAGACGGCAGCAACCGCTCCAGAGGGTGCCCCCAGTGTGGTCAATCCACCTGGCGCTACACACAGCTGTGCATGCACTGCCAATACAACCTTCATCACCATGACGACGTCGCGGCCTATGAACAAGCACGCGCACACAAAGAAAGAATGACCCATCAACTGCTCAAGCTCTTTGTCCTCTGCGTGGGGGTCGCGCTACTCATTTTTTTCATCAGCGACTATTTGCCCGAACCGCTAAAACCATGGGCCTTGGCCCTCACTGGCGTGTTTGGTTTATTGGCCTTCGTGATCATCACATCACCCAATGAACAGCCCGCCAGACGGATGCGTAACCGTCACCTTGCAATGGTCATGGACGACTAAAAAAACAAAAGGGAGCTGTATGAGCCAGAAGAAAAACAACACACCTTGGAAAGAAAAACACTCTGCCGAAAAAATCGGATTGCTTGCCGGTTGGGCGCTCATTGCCGCCCTCATGTGGTACTGGTTAACACCCGGTCAGTCACCACCGACTGAACCATCAACCCACTTCATCGCCGAAGCACAAACCCCCGCAGCCATTCACACCCACGCCAGCGCCCAAGCATTGAACGATGCGACCCAGTACCTCTCGCAACTCGACCAAGCCATGGCTCAAGGCCTACACATCCTCAAAGCTAACAACCTCTCTGAACTGGCGACTCACAGCCAAGTATTCAAAGCATTACTTGAAACCGGTCACGCGCAATTTGGCCGTTCCGTCTTCGAACCGTTAGGCCACTGCGGCTCAGCGGGTGTCTTCGCCAACAGCTGGTGGCAGACCCAAGTGAATGCCGCACGCCAAGGGGGCACCGAGACCATTCCAGGCGCCATCCAAAGCAATCTGGATGAATACAGCATGAACCGACGCGAATGCCTAAAACAGGCAGATCCTTCAACAAACGTTGCGTCGGTAATCAAAAAACACATCCACAGAACAGAATGCACACTAGAGTGCTGACTGAGCAAAAAAGCAGTCAGCCAAGTAACGTAACTGAAGAACCATAACAGCAAGGAATCAGGTAATGAGAAGGGACAGAGATGACCATAGTCGCGACCGTGACAGAGACCAAAACGGAGATCTCCACAACAATAATGATCAAGGGTCCCGCCACCCGGGCTTAGAAGATCATAAAGAGCGGGGGTTTCCTGAAGTGGTAGACACTCTTCCTCCTCCACGACCACGGCCTGGCAGAGGGAACGGGGATGGAAGCGACAATTAATGATCTTGCGGAACGTTGGGAGGCCAAGCTTTTCAGCGTGCGCCGCTCAATCCGCTATCACCAACGTCGTCGTGCGTTCTATGACAGGCTGGATAAAGCATCCAACATGCTGTCGTTGATATTTGGATCTGCCACGATTTACGGCATCCTTCAAACGAACGCACAAATTGTGGCGTTGGTAGCATCCGCCATTGTGACCGTTGTCTCATCCATCAATTTGGTCGTCGGCAGCGCACAACGCGGCCGCGACCATACAGACTTCATGCGCAAGTACGTCGAATTAGAAAAACGCATGCTGGCGAACCCATCCGAAGAACTTCTGCTAGAAGTAGCCGCGGCACGGCTGACTATTGAGGCAGAAGAGCCTCCGGTCTTGCACGTGTTGAATTGCATCTGCCATAACGAAATGGTGCGGGCCATGGATTACCCAAAAGAGGAGTACTACACAATCGGGACATTCCAAACTTTGGTGTCTCAGGTGTTCGATTTCCGAGAAAGCAGCATCCAACGCCCGGACATCGAACCAGTACCCACTCCTTAAACCCGATTAAAAGCCCCTCCAGCCCACGCCGCCCACCATAGCGGCGTGTGCATTTCTGGCACCCGCACAACCGGGTGCCCTGACTGGAGGCGACCCCATGCGACCCGAACAACCCCGCGGCATCCGCAATTACAACCCCGGCAACATCCGCCACGCCAACGGCATCCGCTGGCAAGGCATGGCCGCCACCCAACAAGACAACCAATTCGTCCAATACCTAAACCCAGCCTGGGGCATCCGCGCCATGGCCCGCGTCCTCATCACCTATCAAGACAAACGCCTAGCCGTCAACGGCACCCGCATCGACACCGTGCGCGAAATCGTCGAACGCTGGGCACCGCCCACAGAAAACAACACCGACGCCTACGTCATCAGCGTCGCCCGCGCCTTAGGCCTCGACCCCGAAGTCGACAGCGTCGACGTCTACGACTTCGACGTCATGCGCGCCCTGGTCACCGTCATCATCCGCCACGAAAACGGCGCGGGACCTTTACCGGGTGGTCGCTGGTACGGCGACGCCATCATCGCCGAAGGCCTGGCACTGGCCGGCATCGAACGCGGCACCACCCACGGCCAGACCATGGGAGCCACCGCATGCCACTGATCAACAACTGGCGCCGCAGCCACAGGCTCTACAGCATTCAGATCAGCCTGGTCATCGCCCTGGTCGCGCTCGCCCAACTGGACCTGTTGCCCCTCTGGCAACCCCAACTGTCACCCAAAGCCTACGCCGCCCTCAACAGCGCACTGGCCATCCTCCTGTTCGTCGCACGCCTGATCAAACAAGGCCCCGACCAACCAGCCCTGCGCTAAACCGCAAACCCACAGGCGGTGTTGAATGAACCTGAACGACCTCAACTTCGGCTTCCAGACCGTCCAGTGGCTGATCCTCACCGTACTGGGCGTCTACACCTTCATGACCAAACGCCAGGCCGCCAGCGCCCAGGAACTGCTCGAACTGCGCACCCGCATCGTCGCCCTCGAAGAACACATTCGGCACCTGCCAGACCCAACCGCCGTCACCGACCTATTAGGCGACATGAAAGCCGTACGCGCCGAACTGTCCGGCGTCAAAGACGCCCTCGGCCCATTAGCCCGATCGCTCGACCGCATCAACGACTACCTGCTGCGAGAAAAAACATGACCCACTACGCCGACTTCCTACGCCAAGACATGCGCCTGGTCATCCTGCGGCTACTGGTCGAAATGCCCGGCTACCGCGCCAACAGCTCCGTCCTCAACACCGCCCTCGACAACTTCGGCCACACCGCCAGCCGCGACCAAGTCAAAACCGAACTGCACTGGCTCGCCGAACAAGGCGCCATAACCCTGGCCGACGTAGGCCCCGTACTCGTCGCCACCCTCATCGAACGCGGCCAAGACATCGCCGCCGGCCGCGCTCGCGTGCCTGGCATCAAACGGCCGGGGGCCTGACCATGGCCGGCAAATCCTCCATCAACCGCCTGCCACCGGTGGTCAAGGCCTACATCCACAAGCTCTTGCGCGAAGACCGCCTGACCCTCGACGACATGCTCGCCGACATCCAAGGGCGCTTCCCCAACGAAAAAGCCCCCAGCCGCAGCGCCCTGGGCCGCTTCAAACTCGGCTTCGACGAACTCATCGACAAAGCCCGTCAGCAACGTGAAATGGCCGAAGCCTTCGTTGGCGCGTTCGGCGAAGACGCCTCAGACAAAACCGGTGTGCTGCTGGTCGAAGCCATCTCAACCCTGACCTACCAGGCCGCCATGGGCGCCCATGAAAAAGACGACGTCACCATCGCCGAAGTCTCCGCCTTGGCCCGCGCCGCCAAAGCCACCATGGAAGCCCGAACCCTCAGCGTCAAAGAACGCCTGGCCATCGAAAAAGCCACCCGCGAACGCCTGCTCCAGGAACAAGCTGCCGAACTCGACAACGCCGTCAAAGCCCAAGGCATGACCGAAGACCAGGCCCTGTTCTGGCGCCAGAAATTCCTCGGCGTCAAACCATGAAACCCTCATCCAGCACACTGCGCGTCATCGAATGGGACGAACTGCCGCCCAGCGTCCGGCAGATCCCCGAAGGCTACAACCCACTGCTCGAAGGCATCCTCATGGCCCACCAATCCGATTGGTTGGCCATCGACGCGCACATCAAACTCTGTGAAAAAGGCCGCCGCACCGGCATCACCTTCGCCGAAGCACTGGACTCAGTCATCACCGCGGCCTCGCAAAAAATTGCCGGCGGCATGGACTGCTTCTACATTGGCGACACCAAAGAAAAAGGCCTGGAATTCATCGGCTACTGCGCCAAATTCAGCTGCGTCATCGCCGAAGCCCAGGCCTCGGGCATCAGCCAAATCGAAGAATTCCTCTTCCAAGACCAAGACGACGCCGGCAACACCCGCCAGATCAACGCCTACCGCATCCGCTACGCCTCGGGTTTCAAAATCGTTGCACTGTCCAGCAACCCGGACGGCGTGCGCGGCCTGCAAGGCAAAGTCATCATCGACGAAGCCGCCTTCCACCGCGACGTCTCCGCCGTGCTCGACGCTGCCACGGCGCTGCTGATCTGGGGCGGACGCATCGTCATCATCAGCACCCACAACGGCAAGGCCAACGCCTTCAACCAAATGGTCAGCGACATCCGCGACCAGCGCTACGGCAGCAGCGCCAAGGTCTTCCGCGCCACCTTCGACGACGCCGTCGCCAACGGTTTGTATGAGCGGGTGTGCTTCATGGCCGGCAAGGTCGCCACGCCAGAAGGTAAGGAAGCCTGGTACAAACAAATCCGCAACGCCTACGGCCCACGCAAAGCGCAAATGCGCGAAGAACTCGACGCCATTCCCCGCGACGGCAACGGCGTCTGCATCCCCGGCGTCTGGATCGATGAAGCCATGCGCCCCGGTCGCACCGTCCTGCGCCTGGCACTGGACGACGACTTCACCCAACAACCGGTCTACCGGCGTGAGGCCTACGTCAACGACTGGATCGAGCGCTACCTGGCGCAATGGCTACAGCCGCTAAACCCCCAGCTGCGCCACTTCCTCGGCATGGATTACGCCCGGCACCGAGACTTCTCCATCATCTGCCCCATGTCCGTCGACCAGACGCGGCATCGCGACGTGCCGTTCGTGGTCGAAATGCACAAAGTGCCCACCCGGCAACAACAGCAGATCCTGTTCTACATCCTGCGCCGGCTGCCGCGGTTCGTCGGCGCCGCACTCGACGCCACCGGCAGCGGCGAAACACTCGCCGAAGACACCGCCGACGAGTTCGGCCACAACCGCATCCAACAAGTAAAAATCACCCGCGCCTGGTACGGCGCCTGGATGCCCAAGTTCGTGCAACTGTTCGAAGACGGCACCGTCACGCTGCCCAAAGACGACGCCCTGCACCAAGACATCCGCGCCATCGAAACCGTCGACGGCATCCCCATGATCGTCAAAGCCCGCAAACAAGACCTCAAAGACCCCGACCTCTACCGCCACGGCGACTTCGCAGGCGCAGGCGCCTTGGCCAACTTCGCCACACTCGAAGTCGCCAGCGGTCCGGTCACCGTCAAATCTCGCCGCCCACGCCAAGGCCAACACATCACCCAGGGGTACGCATGAACACCAACGGCCTGTGGGTCAGCCCCACCGAATTCATAAGCTTCGCCGAAGCCAAACGCAGCACCAGGCTCAACCACCACATCGCCACCCGTGGCCGCACCGAAACAGACGGAGTCAGCGGCGCTAATCTGCCCAACCCAGACCCCATCCTCAAAGCCCAAGGCAAAGACATCACCGTCTACCGCGACCTGCGCAGTTCCGCCTTGGTCGGTGGCAACATCCGCCGCCGCAAGGCCGCGGTACTGTCCCTGGAACGCGGCCTAAAACGCGGCGAGGCACCGCCGAATGTCGAGCGCTTCATCACCGACTGGCTCACCGACCTCGACCTCGACCGCATCATCCGTGAACTGCTCGACGCGCCGTTATTCGGCTACCAGCCCATCGAACTCATGTGGCAACCGCTGGGCCTGCACCAAGTGCCGCAAGACCTGCTCGGCAAACCGTCCGAATGGTTCTTCTACGACAAAGACAACGCACTGCGCTTTCGCGCCAAAGACGCAGGGCAAGACGGCGAACTGTGCGACCCGCAACGTTTCATCGTCGCCCGCCAAGATGCCACCTACGCCAACCCCTACGGTTTCCCGGATCTGAGCATGTGCTTCTGGCCGGCCACCTTCATGAAAGGCGGGCTCAAATTCTGGGTGCAGTTCACCGAAAAGTACGGCAGCCCCTGGGTCATCGGCAAACACCCACGCGGCGCCACCGACGGCGAAACAGAACTGCTGCTCAACAGCCTCGAAGCCATGGTCCAGGACGCCGTCGCCGCCATCCCGGATGATGCCAGCGTGCAAATCATCGAAGCCGCCGGCAAAGCCGGCAGTGCCGAGGTCTACCGCCAACTGCTGGAGTACTGCCGCAGCGAAATCAACGTCGCCATGCTCGGGCAAAACCAGACCACCGAAAAAGACAGCAACCACGCCAGCGCCACCGCCGGCGCCGAAGTCACCAAAGACATCCGCGACGGCGACGCCGCCATCGTCGCCACCGCGCTAAACGCCTGCATCCGCCAAGTCGTCGACATCAACTTCGGCACCGACGTCGTGGCACCGCTGTACGCCCTGTGGCAACAAGAAGAAATCGACAAAAGCCTGGCCCTGCGCGACAAAGCCCTGACCGACTCCGGCGTCAAATTCACCAACGCCTACTGGCAGCGCACCTACAACCTGCAAGACGGCGACCTGCAGGACGCGCCAGCCACCACCGACTCAGCCGAATTCGCCGAGCCAACCCAACGGCCGCTACTGGATCAACGTGCACTCGACCAAGCCATCGACAGCCTGCCCGCCGAAGTACTCCAACAACACAGCGAACAAACCCTCAACGCAGTGTTAGCCGAAGCCTCGCCACAACACGAAAACCAGGCACCTGAGCAACCACTCGCCCACTGGCTGTTCATGGCCGACACCTGGGGCCGCCTCAGCGCCCACGCCGATCGGGAAGACTGACATGGCCACCCCCGCGAAACGCCTCAACCCGGCAGATCTCAAAGCCATCTTCGGCCTCGAACCGGCCAACGCCATCGCCTACCTAAAACGCAAGGGCTACGCCATCACCTGGCACTGGCAGGACATGCTCGACCAAGCCCACGAACAAGCCTTCACCGTCGCCAAAGCCATGCGCCTGGACCTGCTCTCCGACATTCGCGCCGCATTGGAAACAGCCCTGCAACAAGGCCAAACCCTCAAGCAATTCACCACCCACCTGCAACCCATCCTGCAAGCCCAAGGCTGGTGGGGCAAACAAGTCATCGTCGACAGCCAAGGCACCGGCGAACTCGTCCAACTCGGCAGCCCACGAAGGCTAAAAACCATCTACCAAACCAACCTGCAAAGCGCCTACATGGCGGGCCGCAAAGCCAGCATGGAAGCCACCGCCCAAACCCACCCGTACTGGATGTACATCGCCATCCTCGACGGTAAAACTCGGTCCAGTCACCGAGCGATGCACGGCCAAGTTTTTCGCCACGACGCCCCCCTCTGGTCATCCATTTTCCCGCCCAACGGTTTTAACTGTCGCTGCCGCGTCATCGCCTTGAGCGAAGCGGCCGTGAAGCGTCGCGGGCTAACAGTCGTATCGAGCGAAGGAAGGATGTTCGTAGAAACGGTAGAGACCGGCACTGACAAACGCACCGGGGAAATCCGCACGGCTTCAGTCACCGGCATTCGCCTCACCAACACCCAAGGCCACGCCGCCACATTCCGCACCGACCCCGGCTTCAACCACGCCCCCGGCACCGGCCTGGCCGAGGCCCTAAAACAAAAGCTGACAAACTCGCCCAATTAAAGGGAAAGCAGCAGCCAACACCTAACCTGTGGCGAGGGGGCTTGCCCCCGTTGGGCTGCGCAGCGGCCCTAAATCAGCCATTAGATAATTTCTGACACCCCGCAAAGCCAGCATAGAGGTCCCATGTTCACCATCGAACTAGAACATCACCACCTACAACAAACCCTGAACAAAGTGGAATGGGCCATCGGCGACCTCGCGCCACTCATGCAAGGCATCGCCGCCGAACTCGCCAACCAAACAGAAGAAAACTTCGAAAACGAAGGCCGCCCCCAATGGCCCGAACTCTCCGACACCACCACCGAACGCCGGTCAAAAATGGGCAACTGGCCCGGCCAGATCCTACAGGTCAGTGCCGCCGGTCTGGCTGCCTCGATCACCACCCATGCCACCGACAGCTCAGCCCTGATCGGCAGCAACAAACCTTACGCAGCCATGATGCAACTCGGTGGCGACCAAGCAGACTACCCGCACCTGTGGGGCGACATTCCGGCTCGGCCGTACCTGCCGATGGACGCTGCAGGCGCACTGCAATCTCAAGCAGAGCAAGCCCTGCTTGAGCTAACGCTTTTGCATCTTGAACAGGCTGCTCGTAGCTAGTGTCAGAAGGTATTAGCAATGCCTTGGCAAACGTTCGACTGTTATTCGGGAGCCTTAACGAGCCCGGTTCCTACATCAAGTAAGTCGAAGCCGGAAACAAAGACATTATTGACTGCAGTGCCAACTAATTTACCAATCAAGGCCGAATAGCTGTATCCACCTGCATTTCTGAGCTCTTCAATCCAAAGAGCGGCCACACCAGCAACATGCGGGGCAGCCATGCTGGTGCCGCTAAGTTTTTTTACACCCCCTCCAGCTTGGGCAGAAAGAATGTCCACCCCGGGCGCTCCAACGTTGGAGCCCACGTTTGAAAAAGGAGCAATATCAAAAGGTTGGCCATTAAGCGTTTGCTTCAAAGCAGCAACAGAAACAATTCCCTCGGCTACTGCTGGGGGACTTACACCCACTTCATACTCAGGATCTATGTTTTTTTTACTTTCATTTCCTGCTGCTGCCACAATAAGAATCTTTCTACTGCGCATCAAGGAAGCAAGTCGATCGAACATGATTACATTGGCGCGATAGCCTTCTAATGCGCGAGAAACGGCTAGCTCAGTCGGCATATGTTGCTCTAATTGCTTTACTTTTCCCGGATAATCAATCCCCAATGACATTGAAATAATGTCCGCCCCCTGTTCGGCGGCCCATTGGATAGCGTTAACGACCTGCTCGCTATCGCCTCCTTGAGAACCGATAACTTTGGCCACCAAAACTCTTTCTACACCCGTCGCGATGCCTATGCGGCCATAGTCACCATTGCGACCAAATATCGTTCCCGCACAATGTGTGCCGTGCCCATGAGTGTCACTAACGTCATCCTCACCATCACCATCATTGGTAAAATTACGCACAATGAACTCAATGCCTGTAAAAGCGGGGTGAGTGAGATCGATACCCGTATCGAGAATGGCGACTGTGACCCCCTTTCCCGTATAGGCTGATGTTGCTGCGCCCACAGCTTTCACCCCCCAGGCGATAGACTCTGCGGTCAAAGCATCGGCACTAGTTGGATACTCGACAGGGGCGATCAGTTGCACTGGCATTACCGGAGCAACCGCAACTGTTTTTGGATCGACTTTTATATCCTCGATGGAACTAACATTGAGTTCACCCACATCAACAGAAAAGTCAATTTTTTTTAGTATATTTATGTCGAAGGTTTGAGGCATATCCAGTTTGAATGGTTTGTTAGTGTCTATTGCAATCTTTTGATTTGGATCAAGCTCTTCATCGGATTGAATGACGACCTGCTTCTCGGAAAAGCCGCGGCCGTATCGGAAGTTTATGGTCATGGTCGGTGACTCCTGAGCGATGGTATTGATTTCCAAACCGCCTCCGCACAGCGGAACCAAGGCCGCAACGAGTGCGGCCTTGGCATTCAGCAGCCTTTATGCGTGAACCAGGCTTTGGCAGCAACCAGTACGCCTTGGCCGGCCAGTTTTCCGATAACACCAGGAATGAGCCCAACTAAAGTTCCCAAAAAACCAAGAATAAGTTCTTTGTTCTCGCAAAGAGACTCAGTACTGATATTTTGCACCTGAACGCCTCCCTGAGCGTCAAGGGCGATCATGACTTCTTTTTCGATCTGTTTGATTGCGTCATCTGTTAAGTTCATTGTCGGCTCCGTTATTCTGTTTTATTTAATAACTACCAAAGATGTTGCAAAAAACAGTATGGATCCAAGATGGCTTTTTGCCCGCAATGATTTATATTATTTTGCTATATTTTCTATCGCCCGCAGCGAAAGCTAATGAGATAGCCGGGTTAATTAATGCGAGGTGAGGGTGCGGCTTTAATCTTAAGTGTCTCACTAGTGTTACATTTTGCAGTTCTGGACGTTCTACGAACTGTGTTGGCTTGAATTAGCACTCTTGCATCCAAAGCAACGCGCACAAACAAGCCGCCCTCTTCAAAGGCAAGCCCAAACATGCGATGAGCAGAGAAACCTGTGGCGAGGGAACTTGCTCCCGCTGGGCCGCGCAGCGGCCCCCAAAAGGGAACAACTGCCCAACCCAACCCAACGTCAGTCACGCACGCACGCACGCACGCACGCACGCACGACAGCAGACCGCACCTATTCAGGTGGGTCCATCAGATCCAGTAATCGGTTTGCCGTGATTTCAGCCAGCATGACGTTATTGGCAATGCCCAACAGGGAATAGCGCGAGCCACCATCCAAGCGGTCCACCAACTCGTGGACCATCACATCAATCGAAGCCAGGGTTTCGACCAGATGCACCGTTAGGGTTTCGGTCGTGGCCTCTGCGTCCACGGAAAACAGGGTGCTGCGTGTTCGCGGGGTGGCTTTGATGTCGGCAATCGACGGGAAGTGGAAGTTCAGAGCCCGCTCGGCGGCCTCGTTGAGCTTCTTTGAATCGGGTTCATACGGGGAGACCGGATCAGTGTCCGGCGGATTGGGTGTGACCTTGAACATGGTGAAACTCCTAGAGAAAAGGAGCTGCCGCCATTCGCTGCGAAACGAAAAAAGGTGGCAACTGTACGCGGGTTCGCAGACCAGGACTCTAGGAACCCGGCAGACCCTAAGGCCTCCCACGCACAGCCGCCATGACATGAATGACAGACCTAATGAAGCGTCTGCTCACGGACGGTAGACGTTGTGCGTCTAGAGTTTACCCGGGCTGCGAAACCCGATCACTGATGGGCAGTGACACGAATCAAGTTACCGAGCGGCCCCAAGGCGCACAAGCCGGCGGATTCTGGCGCAGCCGTAGGCAACGGCGCAAGGTCTTGTAGCTTTCAGGAAGTAACCTACAGAGCTTTTAAACAAGGACTGTCAGAAGGATGTTGAATCACAGGGCATACGGGTATTACAGGCGATCAAAAGCCTCAAAAAATGTGAGCTGCGATTGCCGCATTTAGGTTGAACGTCGCAAGTCTCAGTAGCCAAAAGCCACTATTAAGATTTACCTTCCAAGCCATAAAAGCTACGATGCTCACCACTCAAATTTTTTCGATCGGACAGCTGCCTTTATTACAAAGTACCTTCCGATACGTATTAACTATCCGAGATCCAGTATGGGGCAGATTAACGAATTTCCATTTGAAAGCAATTTCATACCACTATCCAAAAAAGGGAAAAGCTCAAAATCCAACACGTTCTCCGTACTCATAGGGAAAAACGGTGTAGGAAAGAGCCGGCTTTTATCAGACATCGCAGAGAACTATTCAAAAAAAATATTTGAGGAAGATGCTTTCTATTTTGATGATGGGTTCACACCTTCAAAAATTCTCGCAATTTCAACTAGCCCCTTCGACAAATTCCAAACTACAAAAACAAATATAAAGCAATGGGAAAACCGATATCACTATGTAGGCATGAAAGGCTCACTGGCGTACTCAAACAATGCCATGGCTCTTATATCGTCCGCAGCCAAAGGCCTTTTAAACAAATGTCTAAAATCAACTAGAACAAATAATCTCGAAGAGCTTTTTAGTCTTTTGCATCTTGAAAAAAACCTAACATTTATTTTTAAGTTAAATATAAAGCCACACTTAGAAGTAGCGCAAAAGCCATCAGCAAAAAAATATATTCTAGACTATGAGACGACTGGTATTGATTTGTTCAATTACCAAGGCGCCCCAAGCGACGATGCTTTTAGAGAGCTGCTCGAAGATCGGGCCTATGAGGCATACATAAAGTCGAGCCAGACCGTTAAAAAGGAAATTGCCAAATCTCTAACCTATGTGTGGGGGCATTTGGAAACAAAGAAAAACGCATTATTCGGCCTGAATTTTGATTATCGAAATAGATTTTCCAAGGGGTTCCTTGACAAGGAAATGGTTGAGTCGGTTCTAGCATTGCTCAATTCTGGAATAGTGAGATTGCTTGACTTAAAGCTTCGAAAAATAAAAAACAAAAAAGAAGAGTTTCAGGAATTATCACTTAGGCGTGCTAGCTCTGGCGAGCAATGCCTTCTAGTTATCATGCTTGGTATTGCAGGGCTAATAGAAGATAATGCTCTAATACTAATTGATGAGCCAGAAATCAGTTTACACCCTTCATGGCAAGAAAAATTTATGAACTTGCTGATGACCGTTTTTTCTGACTATAACGGATGCCATTTTATTATTGCAACACACTCACCACAAATAGTATCTCGTCTTGCCGCTGAAAACTGCTTCATTACCATAATGGGCGAAAACAAAATGTACTCAGCATCCGAGTACTTTCACAGATCAGCAGATTATCAATTAGCCGAGCTGTTCGACGCCCCTGGAATAATGAATGAATATGTTACGCGATTAGCATTCAATCTTCTCTCAAAGGTAAAAACGCATAAAGGTGTCGACTTCAAAGACCAAGCAGAAATGAAAAAGCTAGAAAGCATATTGAATAAACTTGACTCCGAAGACCCTAATTACGAGCTATTGACATCCGTAATTGACACATGCGTATTTTTTATGGATAGGGGTTAAATAATGCCTCTCATTAGAAATCACTTTGTATACGAAAATGATGAGCTGGCGTTAATCAGAGCGAAGAAGCTTGAGGGGTTTACACACCACGACTGGAGTCATGAGACTCTTATGTCATTAAGATCTCGAATTCGAGATTTTTACAGGAGAGAGCAAAATGGACATTGTGCATACTGCATGCAGACTATATCTCTTCAAGCCGCCGCAAATGCTCAAGTAGAGCACATACTCCCAAAATCAAAACATGAAGCATTCATATTTGAAGTAAAAAATCTTTGTGTGATTTGTGCCGACTGCAACCAGGCTAAAGGTGCAAAAAATGCTCTTATTGGCGAGGAGATTGATACTGTCCAGAATCTACCCCGCCGTTATCCGACTAGTTCTGCTAGATTTCTGATTATTCATCCTGCCATTGATGTGTATCGCGAGCATATCGCCATCAATGGTAAGATTTATATAGACCTTACTCCAAAGGGGCACTTCACGATAGGGACTTGTAACCTCAATAGATTTACGCAGAAATTTGGCATCGAGCAATCAATGCTTGATGATTACGGTATATTCCAACTACTTGAAAGTTATTCAAGTGGAGGGGCGCAAGAAAAGCGGAATGCCTTCGAGAGAATTAGAGAGTTGCGCGGAGGGTAAAATTTAAATCAAAAACATGATTGAATTTGTTTTTGGTACGTGGCCACCTGCCGAGCGACGATACTGCAGAAACTTTCATCATCTAAATAAATATAAGTGCCGAGAGCAATGGACAAAACATTACATACACCTTGGGAGCTCCTTGCCGGAAGTCCAGTATTAGATGCCGTGCTATCAGACTGGACAAATCTTTTAGCGGACAAATCTCAACTGGAGCTAGCATATCAGACGTTCCTAAAACGTCACGCAGGGATGTTCTTTCCATCTATGCCTTTACATGATGAGATTATTTTGTCAGGTCTCAAGCTTGGAGCGGACCACGAGGTGGATTTTGTTATGGCTCACAGCGAAAGAAGCTTGGGATTTATTTATACGTTGATTGAGATTGAAACACCGCATGATACTGCTTTCACAAAAGCTGGTGATCCTAGGGCTCGCCTGAGTCATGCAATTCAACAAACGAATGATTGGAAGTCGTGGTTAGAAGAAAATCGCGATCAGGTTCAACGACTGTTCCCCTCTAAGAGGCTGAGAGTGACAGGCAAAACCCACTTTCGCTATATGGTGATCATGGGCAGAAGGTCTGATGAATTCAATGAAAGAAGGAATGCGTGGTCCGAAACAACTGGCGTTCAAATTCGGTCTTTTGATTGGTTTACTGATAATCTACTCAACAAGCAATTTCACTCTTTCAATTCGTATGCCTCGGACATAATTAAGCCGAGTTACGAAGAAGACAATCAGTTCACCAATCCTTTTGCCGTTGCATACACAGATGCCGACTGGCGCAAAATAGTTGATGATCCAAGGCTAACATTAAGTCATATGGTTGGGCACAACCTAGAAATTTTAGCAAAACACCGTACTTATAATCGTGATCGCTGGAATCCATTTATTGATTATATAAACTCACTTCCGGGCAGCCTGCTTTTCCCATCCGAAAGGGAGTATTGGAGAATGAGTCATAGGTGATAAGAGCTACGCCGGGCAAAATCGTGGCCTGACCCGATTTATCCGGACCCGATTTATCCCGACTTGGGGCTAGTATGATTTTAGAAGTTATGGTGCAGGCTGTTGATTTTTTACATTCGATACCGGATGTGATTTGGTCAGGAATCATAGCTTCCGGGCTGACTTTGAGTGGTGTATTAATATCTAACAGGAGCAACACGAAGCGGTTGAGGATGCAGTTAATGCATGATTCTGCCGAGAAATCACAGGAGCGGATAACAAGTATTCGACGTGAGGTTTATTTGCGCGCAGCGGACGAAGCGCATAAAACAATCAGGCACTTCGTCAATTTACCCTACATAAATTTGGCGGAGACGAATCCATCAGAGGAACTTCACGGCTTTTATTCTATATTGTCAAAGCTGAAGCTTGTCGCGGAGCCGAGCACCTTATCTCTAGTGACTGAGTTGGATGCAGAGTGCAATAGGCTCTTTGTGAGATTGCTGATGGAGGTCCAACCGATACAAGATGCACGTACTAATTTATTAGGATTTGAGGAGAACCGTGATTTTTTCAATAAGAAGGCGGTAGAAACGTTCGCAGAGATAAAAATCCTCAGCGAAAGTGCTAATCCCGACACCCTACGTTTAGACGCGTTAATGAAAGATCATAAAAACTATTTGTTGATAGTCGCTGCGCATGAGCAAACCCGAAAAGATCAACAGGAAGAGTTGGATGGTCTTCTCAAGGCGTACAGTCATGTAATTTATCCTGAGCTGGCGCCATTTGGAAAGCTTTTGATTCAGATAGAAATAGAGATGCGCGGCGAGCTTGGACTGACAACAGATGTTGTTGCCTATGCAGCGCAAATGGACCGACAACGAGTTGAATTAGGGGATTTGCTCGAAAGAACTCTAGAGTCAATACATTCATCGGATAAATGACTAGTTTGGAAGGAATAACGCTCAAAAGTAATGTCTAGTTCGTTTGAGAATGGTGGGGCCTGAATGCTCTATCGGTCGCATTCATTGTGTGTGTAACCTAAAGGAGATTGGACCTACGCTCAGACGGCTTAGACGACGCGAAAAAGGGCAAGCTGCGCGTTGGCTCACGGATGAGCAAAGAACACGACGTAAATGCTTTATAAAGCCAGCCAGCCGCATAGCGCAGCACTGGCTCCCCTCGTCATCACTTCCCATCTCATCTCGCTCATCAAAACCATCACACCCGTCGCGAATCTCGCCTGGCACTCCCACCCAAACCCTTTAAACGCGATTAAAAGCCCCATCCCAACCAAAACTTCAAGCTCTGCACATTCCCTCTATGCAGCGCACCGCCATGAAACCCCTCCACATCTTCAAACCCGGCACCCACACCGCCATGTGCGGCACCAGCTTCAACTTCACCGAATCCGACCTAACCGCCACCGTCGCCGCCTACAACCCATCGCTCCACGAAGCCCCCATGGTCATCGGCCACCCCCAGCACGACGCCCCAGCCGCCGGCTGGATCAAATCCCTGTCATCCACCGCCCAAGGCCTGATCGCCGAGTCCCAGCAAGTCGACGCCACCTTCGCCGAGCAAATCGCCAAAGGCAGCTACAAAAAAATCTCCGCCTCCTTCTACCACCCAGACGCCGCCAACAACCCCGTGCCCGGCGTCTACTACCTGCGCCATGTCGGCTTCCTCGGCGCCCAGCCGCCATCAGTGAAAGGCCTACGCCCCATCGAACTGGCCGACGACGAACAAGGCGTCATCCAGTTCAGCGACCACGGCCACTACCTCAGCGCCGACCTCTGGCGCCGCTTCCGCGAATGGCTCATCGGCCAGTTCAACAAAGACACCGCCGACCAGGTCGCCCCGTCGTGGGCCATCGACAGCCTCGCCGAAACCGCCCGCCAGCCAGAACAGCCCCTGCAGACCGCCTTCTCAGAACCCACCCAAACCCCACAGGTCACCCACATGCCCGAGCAAGACACCGCCGCCCTAGAGGCAGAAAACAAACGCCTGAAAGCAGACATCGCCCTGCGTGATAACGCGGCTCGCATGGCGGCGCAAAGCGCCATCCACACCGCCAGCGTCGACTACGCCGAGAAGCTGGTAGCGGCAGGCATGAAGCCCGTTCACGCACCAGCAGTCATCGCTGCACTGGACTACGCCGAGTCCAGTCAATCGCCGTTGGAATTCGGCGAAGACGACGCCCGTCAGCCCTTGAGCGAAGGCCTCAAAGCCATCTTCAAAGACCTGGCCGGCGGCATCAGCTTCGCCGAAGTCGCCACCAAATCCCGCGCTGACGACACCACCAAACCAGCCACCAACCCATTACTCGCCGACGCCGAAGCCCGCGCCCAACGATAGGAACCCCCATGGCCACCTTCACCCAACCCAACGACCTGGGCGACTTACTGCTGGTCGAAGTCAGCCCAGGCTGGACCCGTTCCAAGGCCACGCTGCTGGCCGGCACCGACTACCCATTGGGCCAAGTGCTGGCCAAAGTCGCCGGCAAATACCAACAGCTCGATCCAGCAGGCACCGGCGCCGCCAAGAAAGCCGCCGCCGTACTGGCCGAACCCATCGACGCCACCGCAGGCGACCAGCCAGGCGTCGTCATCGCCCGCGGCGCCGTCTTGGCCCTGACCGAACTTGCGTGGCCCGCCGGCATCACCGAAGCCCAAAAAACCACCGCCCTCGACGAACTCAACACCTTGGGCATCGTCGCCCGCGCCACCCTTTAATCCGGAGCCCACCATGAACCTGCAAGACCTGTTCAGCGTCGCCAACCTCACCGCCGCCGTGAACAAACTCCCGGTCATGCCCGGCAAGGTCGGCGCCATGGGGCTGTTCGACGAAAAAGGCGTCACCAGCACCACTGTCATCATCGACGAGCGCGAAGGCCGTCTGGTGCTCGTGCCCAACACCTCGCGCAACGACGACCCGGCGCCCATCAAAGGCAACAAACGCAAACGCCGCACCTTCGAAACCCTGCACCTGCCCATCAACCGGCCGCTGCTGCCCAGCCAGTTGCAAGGCATCGCCGCGTTCGGCCAGGAAAGCGCCACCACGCCTATCGCCACCGTCATCAACGACCATCTGCAAGACCTCAAAAACAGCATCGAAGCCACCCGTGAGTTTCAGCGTGTCGGCGCCTTGCGCGGCAAGTTGCTCGACGCCGACGGCGAGACCATGTTCGACCTCTATAAGGAGTTCGAAGTCAGCCAAAAGAAAATGACCGTCGCCCTCAGCGCCGCAGGCACTAACGTGCGCAAAGCCTGCCTCGACGCCAAACGCCATTCAGAATCCAAGCTCGGCGGCGTGATGGTCACCGGCTTCCGCGCACTGTGCGGGCCGGACTGGTTCGACGCCTTCACCGACCACGCCAACGTCAAAGCCGCCTTCGCCAACTACCAGGAAGCCCAAGACCGACTCGGCGGCGACATGCGCACCGGCTTCACCTTCGGCGGCATCGAATTCATCGAATACGACGTCACCGTCAGCGGTCAGCGCTTCATTCCGGCAGACATCGCCCAGGTCTTTCCCATGGCCCGCGGCGTGTTCCGCCTGTTCAACGCCCCGGCCAACTACAACGAAACCGTCAACACCCTGGGCCAGCCGTTCTACAGCAAGGCCGAGCCGCGCAAGATGGGCAAAGGCTGGGACCTCGAAGCCCAAGCCAACCCGTTGGCCATGTGCTTGTTCCCCGAAGCCCTGGTCGAGCTGAAGGTGGGTTGACCCATGCGCTACTGCACCCGCGCCGACCTCGGCAACGCCATTCCACAGATCACACTGATTCAACTCTCCAACGACGACCCGGCCGCCTCGCAGCCCAACGAAAGCGTCATCGACGACGGCGTGCGCCACGCGCAAGAACTGGTCGATGGCTACCTGCGCGGGCGCTACCACCTGCCACTCGACCCGGTACCCACCATGTTGCGTGATGCCGTGGTCTACCTGGCGCGGCACTGGCTGTATCAGCGTCGCCCCGAAGGCGCATTGCCCGATGCTGTAAAGGACAGCCGCAAAGACACTCTCAAGCTCTTGGAAAACATCCGCGACGGCGTTGTCACTTTAGGCCTGCCCACCGGCCACGCCGCGCCGGAACCGGGGGAGATCCGCGTGCGCTCACGCCCTCAGCAATTCAGCGCCCAAACGTGGGAACGCTACTGATGACCCAGGTGATCCCTAAAACTCAAACCGAGCAACTGATGGACGCCGTGCTCGCAAAACTGCAGCACGACGTCGGCCACGAACTGATGGTCGAGCTGTTCCCCGAAAACCCGCTGCAGTACCGCCTCAACCACCCACGCGGTGCCGTCTTGCTGGCCTACGGCAAGTCCACCTTTGGCATCTCGGAGAGCACCGATGCGACCTTTCAAGCCCGCAACGTGGTGCTGCGCCTCACGCTGATCTTTCGCCAGCTCAACGGCACCGCCGGCGTAATCAGCTACCTCGACCGCATCCGCACCTGCCTCACGGGGTGGTATCCGCCAAACGCTGATCAGGCCTGCCGCCCTCTGTCCGAGCAGTTCATCGGCCACCAAAACGGCGTCTGGCAGTACGCCCAGGACTTCGCCACCCGCGCCACGCAACTGCAATTCATGCCTCCCGAACACGGGCCGCTGCTCAAACACGCTGCATTCGAGGACCACCCATGAACCTGACCCGTTATCGCTACACCGGCCCGCAAAGTGCCGCCTCCCTGCACGTGGGCGATACCGCCGAGCCACTCGACGTTCAGCTGCTGCCAGGCAAGCCCGTCGAGCTGCCGGCCGATCACGAATACACCGTCGTGCTGTTAGCGCTCAAACACCTGACACCGCTACCGGCCCACACAAAGCCGGCCAACAAAACCGCTCTCGCGTCTCTAAAACCAGAGAAGGAATAAACGCCCATGCCAGCCAACTATCTACACGGCATAGAAAACACCGAAGTCGAGCGTGGGCCTCGTCCTGTTCGGGTAGTCAAATCGGCGGTCATCGCCTTGGTCGGCACCGCGCCGGTCGGGCCCGTCAATGAGCTCACCCTGTGCCTGAACGACACCCACGCCGCCCAGTTCGGCGCGCACCAAAGCGGCTTCAGCATCCCCGAAGCGCTGCAGGGCATCTACGACTTCGGCGCTGGTACCGTGCTGGTCGTCAACGTGCTCGATCCGGCGATCCACAACGCCACGGTCACTGACCAACCCCAACAGTTCGCCGACAACGACCTGTTGCAGCTGGCGCACGGCGCGCTGCAAACCCTGCAACTAAAGTCCGCCGACGGGTCGGTCACCCACGGGCTAGGCACCGACTACACCGTCAACATGCTCACCGGCCACATCAGGCGCCTGGCCACCGGCAGCATGGCCGCCAACGCCCAGATCAAGGCTGATTACACCCACGCCGACCCCAGCCAAGTCACCCCGGCCGACATCATCGGCGGCATCACCCTCGCGGGGCGGCGCACCGGTTTGAAGGCCTTTCAAGACAGCTACAACCAGCTGGGATTCTTCCCAAAAATCTTCATCGCACCAGGTTTCAGCACCTTGAAGGCAGTCACGGCCGACCTGGCCATCTCGGCCGGCCAGGTCGGCGGCGTGGCCTACGTCGATGCGCCCATCGGCGCCACCGTGCAGCAAGTGCTGGCTGGGCGTGGGCCGTCCGGCGCCATCAACTTCAACACCAGCAGCGATCGGGTCCGCCTGTGCTACCCACACGTCAAGGTGTACGACGCCGCCACCAACGGCGAGCGCCTGCAACCCTTGTCGATCCGCGCCGCCGGCCTGCGCGCCAAAGTCGACAACGACCACGGCTACTGGTGGAGCAGCTCCAACCAACCCCTGCTGGGTGTCATCGGCCTGGAACGGCCACTCACCGCACGCATCGACGACGCCACCAGCGAGGTCAACCTGCTCAACGAAAACGGCATTACCACCGTCTTCAACTCGTATGGCACCGGCCTGCGTTTATGGGGCAACCGCACCGCGGCCTGGCCCACCGTCACCCACATGCGCAACTTCGAAAACGTGCGCCGCACCAAAGACGTCGTCGACGAATCCATCCGCTACAGCGCGCTGCAATTCGTCGACCAGCCCATCACCACCTCGCTCATCACCAGCATCACCGAAAGCGTCAACCTGTTCCTGCGCAAACTCATCGGCGACGGCGCCTTACTCGGCGGTGAATGCTGGTACGACCCGGCCCGCAACCCACAAACCGAACTGGAACAGGGCCACGCACTGTTCAACTACAAACTCACCGTACCGCTGCCGTTTGAACGCGGCACCTTTGAAACCGAAATCACCGGGGATTACCTGGTCAACCTGGGGAACGCATAAATGGCTGGCTTTAGCGCGCATCGCATTTCCAATGCCAACGTGTATCTGGATGGCAGTAGCTTCTTCGGCAAGTGTGAAGAGATTGATTTGGGCACCATCAAAACGGTGATGAGTGACTTTCAGGGACTGGGCATGGTCGGGCTGATTGAGCTGCCGGATGGGATCGATAAGTTGGAGGGGAAAATCACTTGGAACAGCTTGTATTTCGAGGCGGCCAAGAAGCTTGTGACGCCGTTCAAGAGCGTGCAGCTGCAGTGCCGGTCTAACGTGCAGGTGTTCAATAATGGGGGGCTGGTGAATGAGATTCCGCTGGTTACGACCATGACCATTACCGGGAAGGAATATCAGCTGGGCACGCATAAACCACGCGATCCGACGAAGTACGAGACGCCGTTTTCGGCCACGTATGTACGGCAGATGATCAATGGGGATGAAGTGGTGCTGCTGGATTATCTGGCGAATATTTTTCGGGTGGGTGGTGAGGATCAGCTGGCTCGGTACAACAAGAATCTTGGGATCGCTTGATGCTTCCCAATTAGGCCGCTTGTGAACGCGGCCTTTCGCTCAGGCATAGACAAGGCAAATAACCAACTCGAAGCACCATCTGCTGGCACTTGAGTTAAGCCTAAAACCGTGGATGGTTAGGCATTCTTCAAGAACGCAGCAATTTCTACCTCTTTGGCCTTGGAGAACACCCAGCCTCCTAGTGTGTTATTCCATCGCCCACCAAGATCCTTCAGTTGATCTTTCAACTTCTTCGTATCGCCTTTGACAACAAATGACTTCACTTGGCCGTCCTTTTCGTAGTCCTCCATGAAGACCTTGTCTTCTTTGAGAATCTTTTTCAGGGTCGCGACCTTTTCCTTGACCTCTTTGGGCGTTGGAGGCACGGCTGGTAGTCCGCGAAGCAACCCACGAACATTTATTGAAATTTGGTTGAGAAGCTGTTCCTTGAAATCTGTGATGCTATTGTAGGATCCAGTCAAACCCAATTTCTGCATCTTTTTCTCGAATTCTTTCAACGACTTATACTGATCAATGTCCAGGTTTTTAGGGTCGATGTTTCGAGATGAAAAATAGACCATTACCGGCTTTTGGTTTTCGATGAACCATTCGATCTCTTCTGCTGTGCCACTCTCGCTGACTCCGGTAGGTGAGCCAAGTCTTGTCCAGAAAACACCGATGACCATGTCGCAGGTAGTAACGATTTGACTGTTGATAACCCCTTGAGCACGATCCCCTAGCAGTGGTGCCGAGTGCGTTTCCCATTTCACAGGAAGGAGCACCACATTATTCGTCTGAGCATTGTTATTGTTCCAACGAGAGATAACCTCTGGTATTGCCTCACGTTCTTCGTCAACGTCGCCAGGGCTTGCGATTAGTATTTTGAACACCTTTGCATCGAAGGACATTTTTTCTCTCTTTAATTGCAGGATGCGGATGAGGAGTGCCCAACTAAAAATAGGCCCTAAGTGTTACCCAACACCTTGATTGGGTCGGTAGAACACACTCCGGTGGCAACACCCTCCACGGCTCTGGAGTAGGCTGTCAACGAAGGGAGAACGTTCTGATACAGCTGTCGAGGATAATGCGGGGCGCATAGGAAACACAATCAGCATTGCTACCGTAATTCCTCATACGAAAGATAGGTCAAGCCGAATGCAAATGACAGAACAAACGCTATGCAAACGGCTAATCAAGTGGTATTTAGCCTTCACAATCGCCATGCCGCTAGTCTTTATAACCATAGTCAGCACCCATTTAAGCTGGGCTTATGCACGTTGCGGTGCCCCTCTTTCAACATCCCTACATTCCCGGCACTAGAGACTCACGGGCTTGGCCCAATAACTTTTGCTACTCACCTCCCGTGCAGACACTGAAATCAACGCAACCGCGGTGACGCCTGCAGCGATGGTCAAGAGTTCGAAGAGAACCTGGTGAAATGTTTGAGGCGTGGAGATCGGCGCTATCGTGTTTTTTGCTACTAATTTAGCGAGTCGAGACTTGACCCGCAGGTCAGTAACCATCTCATCAGTAAAAGGAAAGTCGTATGGTTGACACGGAACCGCAGTCCACGCCAGCTGTTGTTGGATTTGATCCTTGGTCAGTTTTAGCCGAAATCACACTGGGTAGCATGGGGCTATTGCTAGGCGGGATCTCGAGTAAGGTTCTCGGACGACTGCTTAACAAAAGCCTCGGCTTGCGATACGCCGAGACGAGCAATGAGGTCTTTACAGGCTTTACTGTCGTCCTCCCTCCGAAAGGTGCTACCGCCCTCAGCGAACAGACGGTCTTCAATGCGTTATCCGCTGCTTTCATGGAGCTTGACGGCATCGAGCTTAAAGATACGCACTTGGCCAAATTTCGTAGTTCCATTGAAGTAGTGCACTCACCCTCACTTCAGATCCCTGATCTGGTAGCTGTAGTGAATATTGTGGGACGCAACCACTTCATTTTTGTCGCCGAAGCTGGCAAGTACAGATCCAATGATGTGCATCTTCCACCAATCTTTGGGGTGTCTGCCGTACGTTCACCCGAAGGTATCTGGGTGCGACATGTCGCAATCTTGGGGCAAAAACTCGTGTCCGCCGCCCAATCAGGTGAGGGTTACGTCTTTGTACATGTCACTGAAGCGCCACCGCAGAGGGTTGAAGCCCAAGCCCTATTACAAGAGATCGACTGCGACATCTGGCATGCCGAAATTGAGGGTGGTAACCGGGAACAAGAAGTCAGTCGTAATGCTGAGAGATGGGTAAAGATGGCTGTTTTGGGGTTGATCGATGAAATCCGAGATGAAATCGAAGCGCTGGCGCTAGATGACCTCACAAAAAAGCATCTACTTGCCCAGTTACTTGATCGCTCAGGCAAAGAGGATGAACTCCTTTCGGTTATTGGCGAAATGTTGGGTAGTGTTGCGGCACTGACAGCAATGCAAAGAATCCAGCTTTCTACTTTTGCTATCAAAGCAGGAAGCCTCACCACTGCAATGGATTTACTCGCTGAGGGGGTAGAGGGTCTTACTGAGGAAGAATGGTTTGAGAAGGCGTTGGATGTGGCAATGCGGCTGCGCTCCAACGACCTCATCGTTAAAATTGACGAGCAGATGTCCTCTCTGTTTCCAGCTTCAGCGATATTAAGGGAAAATCGCGATAGGCGATTGCTTCTAAACTGTCACTTGGCATCCAGCAAGGAATTTGAGTTCTCAATTTCTGGCTTTTCAGATAGGCATGAACTCCTTTGGGCGGGACTCAAAGGGGCGGACGCTGTGTACGACCAAGTTCTTCGGATGACTTCTAAGTGGGAAACAGATTGGCAGGAGCTGGCATCAATCTGCTGCGCAGCACATGCTCAATCGATCGGTAAAAATCGAGATGCAGTAGAAATGGCGGTTTCTGTGGCCACTTCGAAGACGTATGGACGGCAAGCTTCCCGGATACTCCTGTCTTCTGTTCGACGCATGATGCTCAAGCAAGAAGTAGCCTCTAGTGAAAGCGATTACTATCGACAACCTTTGGCGGCAGTGATCAGATATTTGGCTCAACACCCCCAAGATGAGCAAACACGAACCTCACTTACTTCACTCTTAACAGTGGAAGCATGCGGTGAGATCGCCGTTCCTGTGGCTGCAATTCTTGCACTAGATTTGGCTAGTGAAGGTGTACGACTCGCTAAGCCCCTATTTTTAAAAAGTGATAAGGAAGAATCGCGCCAGAGCACTTCAGAGTATTTGCCGAGCCCTCCTGAGTTCGAACGGGTAAAATATGACGCGGAATTTAAGCTAGTAGTGGAGTCCGGTCTACGATGGCTTAGTCAACAGCTGGCAACAGAGCCGGGAGTAACCCGCCTACCGGTTGAGCTAGTGGGAGTTGATCCGAATAACATCGTTCATCAACTAGTGAGCCTCATCCATCATAACGGCTCACATGGGCCAGAAGACACCGACCTCGAATTCCTAGAGAAAATGGTCCAATTGACGTGCGCAATTGCGCCATACGCAGACAATGAGCGCAATGGAGACCTTAGTGTAATGCGTCTCCTCGCCTGTCAGTCCGTGTTATGCGGTTCTGCACAGCACGCACGAAATCTTTGCGAACAGATTCTGTTGATGGGCCAAGAAAGCCCTCTTAGGAAACGACTTGCTTGGGCGGCGTTTGCGGATGTTTATCACCGCTGTCGCAAGCCAGTCGAGGCACTGATCGGTGTAGCTTGTGCTATGGCTACGGATTCTGAGGTCGGAGCTGCCGATCTTTGGCAGGAAATTCATACCCTGATTCGTGTGTTGCGGGATCTTGGACAGATTTCATTGGCTCGAAAGCTAATACCCGTTATGAAGCAACTCCTTGAGCAACTCGGGTATGATCCTGAAAGCGATCTGCGCGTGATCACGTTGGAACTGAGCCTCCAACTGTTTGAAGTGCGTGACACACAGATTGCCGAGCTTAGTAATTTGGCCGAGACCATGGCCTCCAATTGCGAAGCTGTTCTCGAGCGCCCCAACTATCTGGTGCCTGCTGTGACGCTATTGGCCCAGATTGTGTTGAAGTGTGACTCCGTTGCTGCGCCAGTCAATGATCACTCTCGAAAAATTTTAGCTACGGCATTGACGCGTATTGGGGCAGATCTCGCTCAATTTGTGTCGACTGTTTCCTCTATTTCGCCGACACCTGCTCACGTCCTCGCAATGTACAACAAAGTCCATAGAGCAGTTTCGACAAGGGATGCTCCAGCAGACTTTGTTCCCGTTACGATTGCAGCGCGGCGACTTTTAGATGGAACGAAAGATAAGCCCCCAGAGCCCGAGGTTTCATCCCTTGCAACGGAAATACTGGCGGAGCAAGGAGTTGAGCTGGTCGGTGATCTACCGTTGCTTACTTTCGGCTGGCCATTGGCATATGCACAAGAGCTCAGCCGTAGCGGTTTAGAGGTGGTTTTTCTTTCATTGAACAGCCAGGGAGAGCTGTTAGTCACGCACGTGGTTCAAGGTGAGGTTCATCAGATTGAACAACTCCAAGGTGACAGATCGTTTCTCAAACGGATGCAAGTGTGGATCGAGGACTATCCAAAGGGATATGGACTCGTTGACGCGTGCGACGGAAATGATGAGTTCTATGACTCAATGGAAAGGCTTGGTGCAAAGGTTGCCTCGGAGGGGGAGCTGTTAATAATCGCCGAGCCGATGCTACAGCAACTTGCGATGAATCTTATAGTGGTAGAGCCGCTTGTGGGCTTTAGTTATTTTCTAGGCTCGAAGGCTGCTGTCGGCGCCACCCCTTCACTAAGGTGGTTATCTCAAGTGCGGGGAAGCGCCCGTAAGGGGCGTGGAGGTTACAAGGCGTGGATCTCCGCAGAGGAAAGCTCGTTCGATGGGGGAGCCTTAGGCTTAGTCTTGGATCGCCTTAAAGACACGTTCGCCCAGTATGACTTTGCTGTCGACACCGGGCGCAAGCTACCGCTTGATGTCTCGGATGCAAGCCTGGTGGTTGCCTGTGCTCACGGAGGGTTGACCAGTAGCGGCAAATTCATCCACACCATTAGCGACGAAGATAATCTAGTCGAATCTCCCGGAGCACTTGCCCAAGCCTTAAGAGGGGTGGAGTTAGTGATTCTGTTCGTTTGCAGCGGCGGTCGTCTCGACAAACATCCCTTCGATAACTCTACGGTTGGACTACCTAAACAGTTGCTAAATCAGGGCTGTCGAGCTGTTGTGGCGTCCCCATGGCCGCTCGATGTCAAGGTTACTTACAACTGGCTCGGCCCGTTCATGCAGGCTTGGGAAGCCGGCGAAACAGTTTTGAGCGCGACCAAAATGGCGAATGATGCGGTTACTTTGAGTTTGGGAGACCACCCACAGTACGGCTTGGCAATGGCTGTCTATGGCGACGTGTTGCTGAACAAGCAAACGTAGGGCGCGTGTTCAATGACACTCAGTGTGACCTCATGAGGGCTACAACACCTATCGTCATTGCCTACGGTGGCGACAGAATCGGCCGGCAGACGCACCACGTCGCCGCCGGTAAATTGTCTCCCGTCACCACTCACAGTGACCGGGCGGAGCAGCCCGTAGCACGTTAAGTTGTACGCGTATCTTTTGTAAGGGACAGGCAGCTCCATGTCTGATTTTGATGGTAACTGTACGCCGGGTGCCCTCGGGCAAACCGGCATTGCAAAGCTCCTACTCGCTCCCATTACCGGCGTACAGTTACCATCTTTTTTTCACCCCCGCACGGCTCCATTCAAAGGGAGCGCCGTAGCGATCAGCGTCGTCCCCATCAGCCGGTGACCAATCCGGCATCCGCCTACCAAAACTCTTCAAAAGCACCACGTCGCCACGCGAGTCCGGCAGGTTTAAAGCGGCCAGCGGGTAAGGTCGCGCCCCCGGAAAAATGTCGGACGCATCCTCGATCTTTGGAAACTTTCACGCGTTTAACGCACGCGTTTTAGGCGCTCATTCTCGCGTACGCATTGCAGCCACGAACAACTCAGCTTGACTGGGAAGACCCGTGCTACCTTCCAGTCTCATTCATGACAAGGAGGTCGCCATGCGCACCCTTTATATCCCTATCATCCTGGCGGCAACTTTTTTGGCATCTGGTTGTAGCATCAAGCAAACCGTGACGCCTGCTGAGCTGTCTTCCGAGATGACGCCAGAGATCTGTCTGATCCCCGCCGAAGGACTGCGAGAGGGATTCAACACGGTCTATGAAAACCTGCTCAAAAGCAAAGGATTCCAGACGCGTCAGCTTCCGCCAGGCAGCAGCCCGTCCAGCTGTCCTCTTTCGACGACGTATATCGGTACCTGGTCGTGGGACCTAGCTATTTACATGAGCTATGCAGATATCCGCGTTTATCAGTACGGCCAGCAGGTGGGCCAAGCGGAATATGACTCGCGTTGGGGTGGCGGTCGGGTCATTGATAAATTCATTATTGCTGAGAAAAAAATCACAGAGCTCACCAATCAGCTGTTTCCAAACGGTGCTGCAGGCTTAAAGGGAGTTCAGGAGTCAAACTCCGGGACCGCTGCCGCACTCATGACAAAAGACGCTTACCAACAGCGGCAGCTCAAGCAGCTTGAACAGCAGGGCCTCCCCTATGAGGAGTACCAGAAGCGCTACAAGCTGATCATGGCTGACTAGGCTCAGTTGAGGGGCGTTCTCTGCCGGTCATGTCCACGAAGCATGCTGGTCAAATCCGATGCAAATGACGGGTCGAGTCAGGGGTATTCCTGCCTGGCATGTAAAACGGTCACGATCTCGATTCGATCCGTCACCCGGTAGACCACCAAGTAATTGGGGTGCACAACAATTTCCCGCGTACCGGGTACACGGCCAAATCGATAAAGGTAGGGATGTTGCGGAAGGGCTGAAGTCGCAGCCTCAATAGCCTGGTACAGCTCGGTCGCCGCTACAAGGTGGCGGTCGCCGATATAATCAATGATTTGCCACAGTTCAGTCCGCGCTTCGGGCCGCCACTCAACCAGCATCGCGCTTATTGCGCTTGGCTTCGAGAAGGGATCGCATATCAGCCATTACCTGATCATGCGGGACATTCGGGCGTGGATCATCGAGCGACGCCTGTACTTTGGCACGGAACCAACGGTCGTAGCTGGCGGCCTGCTCTTCGGTTTCAAACTCTGAAACGATGGGGGAAAGTTCGGCGCTCATAGTGACCTCCGGGATCAATACCTAGCAGTCTAATCGGTATGTGGCTCACTGTCGTGGGTGTCAGGATGAAGTGCACCCAGCCAAGCACCGCCTGGCTCCATCGCTCTAGCTGATGGGAACAACCACACTAAACCTCTCGCTGGCGACAGCCAACCCCTAAAAAATGCCAGACGCCTCCTCGATTTCTTGAACGCTTTCACGCGTTTAACGTAAGCGTTTAAGGACACCCGCTGTTACGTCCTAACGGCTACAACGCCTTGCGTCGTTACCTACGCGTGCGCCAGAATCCGCTGGCTTGTGCGCCTGTGGGGCGGGCTATATCGTTTCCCTGTCACTGAAAAACAGTGATCGGGTTTGGTAGACCCGTAGCATCGACGCATAGCGTCACCTTTGGCGGTCCTTTCTCAGGGCTGCGGTATCATGGTGGCCATGCGTAGGGCTCCTCCGGGGGCGCCGGTTCCGATGCCCGGTCTACCAACCTCCGTATGGCCGCCACCCTCCGTTTGGTAGCGAGATGGTGATGGCTCCAATTAAGTAGCATCGGAGTTTCATCTATGTTCAAAGTTACGCCTAACCCCCCCAATACCGGTCCAGTACCCTACGACGCCTTTATTGATCTTGACCCCAAGAAAATGAAAGAGGCGGCCGACCGCGCACTCAGCTTCTACCTGAACCCCGGGGCGATGAAAACGCAGATACCGCCCCACAGGCCCAGCACCATTTTCACCATCGACGCAGCGGTGGATGACGAAACGTTGCTCGTCGAGGCTTGCGAATCGTTGGCATCAGCCAGCGCCATGGTCAACGATCTCGTCGACTTGACGGACGACCCACGACGCCAAACGATGCTGGTACTGCAACGGGTCATCATGCTGGGTGAGTTAGCGGTCAATCGCGTACTGGATAACCACAAGCCTGGGTAGTCGCCAGGCGGGTAGCGAGGGCGCGCTTGCGTCCTCGCTATTTAGCAGCATTCAAAAGTCGCTACCGCGACAAGCTTCTTTATTGTTTCTTGGTAATGCCACCGACGTAGAACCGCAGATGATGGCGCGCAGCGCTTTCAGCGCTCAGGCCACGCAGCTCTGTTGACCGCTGCTCCCCATTCGGTAAAAACACCGTTAACGTATCGCCCTGCACCCAGTAAGGGGCGGCGTACTGCGTACCTTCATGCTCGATTGTGACTTCGTCTTCCATCTACAACACCTTGTCCTTTCTATGGAGTGATTGCCGCTCGATAACGATCCTCGATCGAGCCGCGAAATCCTCTCCTTAAACCCGATTAAAAGCCAGCGTCTGCGCCCAGCGCCATCATCAGGGCTCTCAACCTGGAGCCCCCACAATGGCCGACGCACTCAGCTTCACCCTCAAATTCCCCTTCAAAAGCGCGAGCGGCGACACCCTCAAAATCCTGTCCATCACGCGCCTCAAACGCAAAGACATCAGCGCCGCGCAAGCGGTGACCAAAGACGAAGGTGCCATGGAAGACCAACTGGTGGCCAAGATGCTGGGCATCACCCTGGAAGACCTCGGCGAGTTCGACATTGCCGACTCGTCGTTAGCCACCGAGGTGTTGCGGGAAATGGCAGCCGGTAGAGCCATTGCTGCAGTCCTGGGACGAAGCACTGCTGCTGGTGCTGCGAATGCAGCCGTCTGAAATCGAACGGCTAGACATGGTCGATTACTGGCGCTGGGTAGCGGTGTGTCAGCGCGAGATTAACCGCCGGCTCGAACTCGCCGAGCAATCGAGTAGCTGACCACCGTCACCAAGCCAACCACAAGCCCCGCCAGCAACGCGCCGCCCGCAGCAATAGGGGCGGCCGCCAGGGCCAGCAGCGGCAGCACCAAACAAAACACCAGCACCGCCGCCCACACCGGCAAGTGCACCAGGCACAGCCAGGCAAGCCAGATCACACCGGCGCCGATGGCCAGTGCATAGAGAATCTTGGCGGTGCGTAAAGCGGCTTTTTCAAACATGCCCAAAGCGTAGCAACTATGGCTAACGAAGTCCTCGTCGGGTTAAAAATTGGAGCAGTTGTCTCTGGCAGCTTGAACGCGGCATTCGGGTCGGCTAAATCGACCGTGCAGCAATTGGGTCGCGCCCTCCATGGCCTCACGGCCAAGCAACAGCAGATGGGCAACGAATTGTCGGCGTCCTTGGCCCGTGGCGGCACGGGTGTCGAGCGCCTGCGCCGGCAATACGCGGCGGTGGGCAGCACCCTTGATCAGCTCAAAATCAAACAAGACCGCCTCACCGCCAGCATCGCCCGCGGTGAAACCCTGAAAACCAGACGTAGTGAATTGCGCGGCCAAGCCATGGAAGTGGCCGGTACTGGGGCGGCGTTGGGGGCGCCGATTTTTCAGTCGATGAAAACAGCCGTCGACTTCCAGGACCAGACCCGCGACATCGCCATCACCGGTGGCTTTAACCCGGCGCAAGAAGCCCACCTCAGCCATGTGATGCGCAAGGCGGCGCTGCGGTGGAACCAGACCCAAACCGACGTTGCCAATGGCACCGCCATACTGATCGCCGGCGGTATTGCCAGCGCCAAAGAGCTGGCCGCCTATGCACCCGTCATGGCCAAAACAGCCACCGCCACCCGCGCCAGCATGAATGACCTGGGGTCAGTGGCCATCGCGCTCAACGACAACTTGGGCATTGGCGCCGCCGGCCTCGAGCGGTCCATGAACATGCTCGCGTTCGCGGGCAAAAGCGGCCAGTTCGAACTCGCCGACATGGCCAAATGGCTGCCGCAGTTAACCCCTCAGTTTGCCGCCTTGGGCATTACCGGGGAGCGCGCCGTGGCGGAAATTGGCGCGTCGTTACAGATCGCCCGCCGTGGTGCCGGTAGCAATGACGAGGCCGCCAACAACTTCAAAAACTTCCTCTCAAAGATCACCGCGCCCGAGACGCTCAAGTCATTTGAAAAGGCTGGCATCGATCTCAAAGGCAGCATGAAGAACCTGGTCAGCGAAGGGTTTTCGCCTGCAGAGTCGATGATCAAAATCCTCACCGCACACCTCGGCACAAAAGCACCGGCCGCAGCCGCCGAGTACGGCAAGGCGCTGGACATTAAGGACGAGCAAGAACGACACATCGCACTGGCTCGGTTGGATGAAGCCTACAAACTCGGTGCGTTGTTTGCCGACCAACAAGTCTTGTCATTTGTCCGCCCCGCATTGGCCAACCAAAAAGACCTGAGCAACATCCAGCAAGGCAGCAAAGACGCCGCGGATAAAGGCGTGCTGGACCAAGACTGGGCTAAACGCATGGGCAGTTCCAAGGAGCAACTCAAAGAGCTGCGCAACAACCTGACAGACATCGGCATCTCGGTCGGCAACGCGCTGCTCCCCGCGATTGTCGATGTCAGCCGTGCAGTGGTCCCGCTCATGCGGTCGTTCTCGGCATGGGCACAGCAAAACCCTGAACTCATCAGGGGTGTAGTGGGCCTGGTGGGCGGTCTGTTACTGGGCAAAATGGCCTTCATCGGCGTGGCTTATGGGGCCAACCTGGTGATGTCACCCTTTGTCGCCATGACCCGCACCATCACCACGCTCTCCGCCAAATGGACGCTGCTGCAGGGGATGTGGCACATGGGCAAGTTCACGCCACTGACAACCGGCTTAAGCCGTGTCGGTCGGGGTATGCGCACGGTGGCCAGGTACGGCGGGTTGTTCTTGCGCGGCCTGACCACCGCCTTGGGCGCACCGTTGATGATGATCGCTCGCGGTGGCCTGTTCCTGGGCAAGATTCTGGGCGGTACCTTGCTGTTCGGGTTGAAGCTCGCCGGGCAGGCTGTCCTCTGGCTCGGCAGGGCCTTGATGATGAACCCCATCGGCCTGTTAATCACCGGTATCGCGATGGGCGCCTACCTGATTTACCGCCACTGGACACCGATCAAGACCTTCTTCGCCGGCCTGTGGGACGAGGTAAAAGTCGGCTTCAGCGGTGGTTTGTCCGGTATCGTCGGGTTGTTGGCTAACTTCTCGCCGCTGGGCCTGGTCTACCGAGCCTTTGCCGGCGTTATGAGCTATTTCGGCATAGAGCTACCGGGCAAGTTCACCGAGTTCGGCGGCATGCTGATCACGGGTCTGGTCAATGGCATCAGCAACATGGCCGGGGCCCTCAAAGACAGCGTCGTGGGCATCGGGTCGTCCGTTAAAGGCTGGTTTACCGAAACCCTCGGCATTCAGTCACCTAGCCGCGTGTTCATCGGCTACGGCGCCAACATCAGCGAAGGCGCCGCTATTGGCATCCGTGCTCATTCAGGTCTGGTACACAAGGCCGCACTCGATATGGCCGCGCAATCAAGCGTCGACCTTGCCCCGCCAAACCCTGCGCAGGTGTCCAAGGCAAGCATGATGGACGGCGCTGGGGGTACATCCCCAGTTGCAGGCCCTAGTGCGGCGGGCCCAGTGAATTTCCATTTCTCACCTCAAATCAACGTACCTGCTGGCGCGGACATGGGCCCAATCAATCAAGGGTTGCAGGCCAGCTACACCGAATGGATGCGCATGATGGAGCGCTACATCCACGACCAGCGTCGCCGCAGCTATGGCCCATCCCATCAGGGGGGCGTCTGATGTTTGCCATCCTGGGCGATATCGAATTCACCGTGGCCGGCGGCATCAGTGGCATGGAACAAAGCGGCTCGGCCGACTGGGCAGAGCACGCACGTATCCAGGGCAAGCCCTTGCTGGAATGGATCGGTGAAGGGCTCGATGAATGCACCCTGACCATCGAACTGCACCCGGTGCTGGGCAATCCAGAGCAGCGCTTGAGGGCGTTGCGCCAGGCCAAAAGTGAGCATCAACCGCTGGCATTTGTGATGGGCAGCGGTGAATACCTGGGTGCCTACGTCATCACCCAAATGTCCAATGCCATCCGTCGTGCAACCGCCGTGGGCCAGATCAAGGCGGCCACGGTTCATCTGAGCCTTAAGGAATACACCGGGGCGTTTACGCGCAAAGTCGCCCGACCGGGCCTGCTCGATTCTGCCGTGAACGGGACATCGGCAGCCGCCGCCGGTAAGCCCGGTCTGATCTCGCGCCTGATGCCCACGCCCAGTACCGTCCAAGCGGTGATCGGTCACGCAAAAACAGCCGGCAACATCCTCAAGGCTGGCCAGAATGTGTACCAGACAATCAAGAGCGGCAACGCCTCGATGGTCCTCGGCCAAGTTCCGCAATTGTTAGGCGTCACGGCCCGGGCCATAGCACCGTTGCAAGGGCTGAAGGCAGCCGCCGGGTTACTCGAAGACGGCGCCGACCTGTCGCAAGTGGGTGAACGCGTATTGGGCAGTGTGATGGGCGCTCGAACAGCCCTTGATCCGGTCGACCTGGGCAACATCATCGACCGCTTCACCGCATCTCACGAGTCGCTCGACCAGGCGCTCACCACACTGCACAGCGCCCGTACCCGGCTGGCGGGCTTGGCAGGCCAAGTCTTGACGAGGAAGGCCTGATGTTTATCACCCATGTCACCACCGAAGGCGAACGGTGGGATCAGTTGGCCTGGCGTTACTACGGCGATGCTCATCGCTATTTACCAATCGTTCAAGCCAACCCTCATGTGCCGATCACCGCCATCTTGCCGTCAGGTTTGACCTTGGCCATCCCCATCCTCGAACCCGTGACCTCCGCCCAGGACCTGCCACCATGGATGCGATAATCCCCGCCCAGGTACCGCAAGCGCGCTTCGTGCTGACCTACCAACAGCACAACATCACCCGTAACGTCAGCCAGCATTTGCTCTCGGTGTCCTATGACGACTACCTCACCGGCCAAGCCGACAGCCTGGCCGTCGAACTGGAAGACACCGACGGCAAATGGCGTGAACAGTGGTATCCAGGCCATGGCGACAGCCTCACCTTGTCCATGGGCTGGGAAGGCCAACCACTACGCGCCCTCGGCCGTTTCGAAATCGACGAAGTCGAACTCAATTGCCCACCCTCGACCATCACCATCCATGGCTTGGCCACCGGCATCAAAGCGGCGTTGCGCACACCCTCACACCACGCCTATGAAAACACCACGCTGCCGGCCATCGCCCAACAGATCGCCGCACGCCAGGGCCTGGAACTGATCGGCACCATCCAACCCATCCCACTCGATCGCCTGACCCAGCAAGACGCCGACCTGACCTTCCTGCGCAACCTCGCGGCCGAGTACGACTACGCCTTCAAAATCACCGGCCATCGCATGGTCTTCCATGCCATCAGCGCATTAGCCAAAGCGGCGCCAGTGGCAACGCTGGTACTCCAGGACCTAAGCAACGTGAACCTGCGCGACCAAATCCAAAACGTACCCCAGGCCGTCGAGATCAAACACAAAGACCCCGCCACAAAAACACTGGTGACCTACAAGATCGAAAACAACCAAACCGTCGCGGCACCCAGCAGCATCAGCAAAACCACCACCAGCGGCGACACCCAAAAAAGCCGAAAACGCAGCGCCTCGACCGAAGAATCCAAAGCAAAAGCCCAAGCCGAACTGGCCAAAGCCAACCGCGAACGCACCACCGGCAACTGGTCAGCCATGGGCCGGCCCAACCTGGTCAGCGGCAACGTCGTCACCCTGGTCGCAGCAGGAAAACTCGGTGGCCACTACCTCATCACAGCCTCACAACACCGCATGACCCGCACCGGCTACACCGTAAGCCAATCAGTCAGCCGCGTATCCGCGCCCTGACAATGGAGAATCGAGCAGATGAGTGTTGAACTCGAATACGGCGAAGTCAGCGCCGTGGACTATCTCACTTGCCGCATCCGCGTACGCCTGGATGACCGCGACGGCCTTCAGACCTACTGGCTCAACATGCCCCAGCGCAGCACCCAAAGCACACAACGCCGCCCACTCATGCCCGAACTGGGCGAACAAGTCGCGGTGCTGCTCGATGCCGATGGGGTGGGTGGTGTGTACTTAGGCGGGATCTACTCAACCGCCGAACCACCGCCGGTTACGGATGAGGACACGGACTATGTGCGGTTCAGTGATGGGACGGTCTCAACCTACAACCGTGCGGCCGGGGTGATGACGCTGGATTGCGTGGGGGCTTTGCTGGTGAAGTGCGGGCGCAACATCACGGTTGAAGCGGGTGAGCCGCTGGTGGTGAAAGCGCCTTCGGCGACGTTGGACATCCCACAGGTCATCTTGAATGGCGAACTGCTCGTGAAAGGCGGTCTGAAAGTGAATGGTGATATCGAAGCTACCGGTACGGTGATGGATATCGGCGGAAACTCAAACCACCATAGCCATTAAAAAGGCCCCGACTGGGGCCACTGGTTAAGGCTTTTTAGGTGGTGGAGAGACTGGCTTACTTTCACTGGTTGGCTTCGGAGAGTAACCATCGCGGAACTCTTGCCGTCCACCTGACTTCGATCCACTAGTATTTCCTTTGCTCTGATTATCCGTCACGTTCCGTGTCTTCCTTTATGTGTGGGATGAATTAAAAGTCTCTAACAAAGCCCGCTTACGGATTCTTGGGCGGCGGCGCTGGTGCCCTTTCATTGGTTGGGCTTGGGGCATAACCGCCTTTTACTGGATCGCGGTCTCGCTTGCTTGGTTGGTAGCCCTTCTCTGAACCGCCACTTTCTCTATTCTTCATCGCCACTCTCCTGTGGGTGATTAAGGTGAAACAGCTCAAGTGTAGCGATTTCTTTAGCAAGGATGATGATGCCCGCAGAATCACTTCTGGCCCTTTCAAATCCGCCTCCTTCGCTCAACACCCACGCTTCTTGAAGGTAAATTTGCTCCGATGCCGGGCTGCTCGAAGCGAAAGATTTCGAGTCGTAGAGTCCAGCCACCTGGCGTCCATCATTCAGCGTAGCGATCACCCAGTAAGGAACTCGCTGACTGAAGACGAAATCCCATGGTTTGCCGGTCGGGTGTGCAATTGACCGCTGCAGAAGTTGTGTTTTCCTCAGCCATAAAAATAGCCACGCCCACGCGATGGGTGCGACGAGCAGCACGACGACATAAAAAAGGACATACAACGTTGGGTAACTGGACCTGAGGTTGAGGTGTTCAACCGCGTAAATCGGGCCCATCAGTAAGGCGTAATTGATGGAGCTGTACGCAACGGCATCGACCAATTGTTGTGATGTGTCTTTGACCTGCGTCGGCTGAAGAAGCGCATATGTCTTTAGACTGATGAAGCCAGGGACTACGAATGCGATGAATAAAAATAGCTTGTCGACTTCCCAAATGTCCATGCGAGTCCTTTAGGTACGTTTCAGCTGATGTTGCCCGTCTTCAACCTCGATTAATAGCTTGGCGGCCCGAACAGCATCCTTAAACCCGATTAAAAGCTGCAATTATCTGACTTCCGCACCATGTGCGCATGACAACGCCCATTCCTCACACCAGCATCACCGCCGCCCACTGGCAGCCCGCCCTCGGTACCTCCGGCGAGGTGGTCGAGGGCCTGCGCGATATCGATCAATCCATTCGCATCATCCTGAGCACGCCCAAGGGCAGCGATCCCCATCGCCCAGAATTTGGAAGTGACCTTCACCTGTACCTCGACTGGCCAACCAACCGCGTCACGCCGCATCTGGTGCGCGAAGCGGTCGACTCGATTCGCCACTGGGAACCCCGCGTCTCAGTGGCCCAGGTGCAAATCCAGATCAACGCGGCGCAGATCATCGTGCAGGTGCATTGGCGCGTAGCCGGTGAAGTGTCCCAGCTGACCGAGGTGCCGTATGCGCGAGCTGCCTAAACCCGAATTCATCAAAATTGATCCGGCCGCGCTAGAAGCACAACTGATTGCCCGCTACGAACAGAAGTCCGGCAAAACCCTGTACCCGGCCCAAATCGAACGGCTGTACATCGACCAAATTGCCTACGCGGTATCCCGGTTGCAGATGAGCATCCAGAACGCCGGCGAACAACTGCTGGTGCGTTTCGCCCGCAGCCCGATTCTCGACTACCTCGGCGAACTGGTCGCCACCCCCAGACTGCTGGCCCAAGCCGCCCGCTGTACCGTGCGTTTCACCATGCCCGCGGCGGTGACCCAGCCACTGCTGATCCCGATCGGCACTCGGGTCAGCACCCAGGATGCCAAGCTCACCTTTATCACCGATCAGGACGTGGTGATGGCCGTCGGTCAAACCCACATGACCGTCACTGCCACCTGCACGACCGCCGGCCAACAAGGCAACGGCTGGACCGTCGGCCAGATCAGCGCCCTCGGCAACTCGCCAGCAGCAGGCCTGATCGCCAGCAACATCACACTCACCACCCAAGGTGCCGAGGATGAAGACGATGACCGCTACCGCGAGCGAATCATCCTGGCCCCCGAAGCCTTCAGCAACGCCGGCAGCCGCGCCGCCTATCGCTACCACACGTTGGCTGTGCACCAATCCATCATCGACGTCGCCGTACATGGCCCAGATGAAGGTCAGCCGGACGGCCACGTCGCGCTATACCCGCTGACGACCACCGGCTTGCCAACGGACGATCTACTGCAACGCATAGAAGATCAGGTCAGCGGCGAAAAACTCCGTCCGCTGTGCGACACGGTCAATGCATTTTCGCCAACTGAAGTCGGCTATCAGATCAAGGCAAACATCACGTTCTACGCCAACGCAGACCGCAGCGCCGCCATGGCAGCCGCGCAAGCCGCCGCACACGCCTATGCAGTCGAATCACGGGCCGGGCTCGGGCGTGACTTGGTAGCGGAACAACTGACCGCTTTGCTTCAAGTCACTGGTGTGTACCGCGCCAATCTGAAGTTACCGTCAGGCCTGCGCGAGTTGCAAAGCAATGAATGGGCGAACTGCTCATCCATCCAACTGATCGATGCCGGGGTGGCTTATGGCTGATCAGCCACTGCCACCCGCGCTGGCCGGTGATGAGCGTTTTTCGCTGCTCTGTGAGCTGCTCGACCAGGCATTAGCCGACCTCGATCTCAACGTGATGCTGGTTTACCTGATTGACCTGGTGAAACCCTCACTACTAACGGCGTTGGCCGATCAATTCTCGCTCCTCGACGAAGCGGCCTGGGAGCTGGCCGAATCCGAAGAAGCCAAACGCAACTTAATCAAAAACGCCGCCGAACTTCATCGTTTCAAGGGCACGCCGTGGGCCATCCGCGAGGTCATTCGATTACTCGGCTTTGGCGAAGTCACCCTCCAGGAAGGCTTAGACGCTCAGCCTGATGCAGATCCTTCCACCTGGCCGCTGTATCGGGTCGTTCTTAAACGCGTCATCACCAACGATCAGGCGGTGCTACTGCGCCGCCTTCTACTGTCCGTCGCCCCCGCACGCTGCCGCCTGGTATCACTCGACTATCAGTCGGTTGCCATTCGCTACAACGCAGTCGCGTGCTACGACGGCCAATACAACCATGGGAGCAGCTAATGGCCGATCTACCCGAATCCCCCGACTGGGCGCCTGGCGTCTACCAACTCGAAACCTCTGACCCCGTGTTGGGCGGCCCCGACGGCGTCTCCAATCAACAAGCCAAACACCTCGCGAATCGAACAAGCTGGCTTAAGAAAAAAATAGATGCGTTTTTCGATGGCAGTGGCATGCCCTTTGCCAGTCAACGTGAAGCAGAAAAAGGAGCTGATACCAACAAACCGATGAGTGCACTCAGAGTGTTCCAAGCCATCGGCGCCAAGGTCGTCCAGGCAACAACGAGTGCGCCAGGGATCGCAAGAATTGCAACTCAACTATTGGTTAAGGCGGGTACAGATGACCACACGATCGTGACGCCGAAAGCGCTCGCGGCAACATTCCCGTTCCGAGGCATTAAAGTCTATTCGTCGGCTGGAGGGTTCACTTGGGAAGTACCACCTGGTGTCACTAAAGCTTGGGTGACTACTATCGGGGCCGGCGGTGGCGGAGCCCGGATTGCTGTTCTACCCGGTCCTTCTGGAGGATCAGGTGGGGGTATTTCCAAAAAGCTTGTCGACCTGACAGGAGTAACGTCAGTCGCTGTAAAGGTCGGTGCAGGTGGCATAGGAGGCAAGGTTAATGGCACGAATGGTACCGACGGCGGCAGCTCCGCATTTGGTGTAACACCGTGGGCAACAGGTGGCTATGGAGGTCGCATAGACGGAAAGGGACCGGAAGGGGGACATGGCGTTGATGGTGATGAAACCAGCACCATCGGTGGAGGCTACCTTCCAGTTGGCACTGCCTCCAACGATGCTTTTATTGGTGGCGCTGGCGGCGGTGGAGTATCTGGATCCGCAGGAGTCGGCGACCACCGTCCGCGAAGTCCGGGACACGGTGGTGGTGGGCGAAACGGTGGCCCGGCACCTGATGGCGCAGATGGACAAGTGACCATCCAATGGTAAGCAATCGAAAGGCTTCTTAAAGGAGGCACATGACAAGGGGGCTGATCATGCAGGAAATACGCTGTGGCGAGTGCCACCGCAAACTCGCCGCTGTCAGCGGTTTCACCGAACTACAAATCAAGTGCCCGCGCTGCCGGACACTCAATCACCTGAAGGCCCCGAGCCTCCTATCCGAATGCCCTGAGCATCTGCCCATAGAAGCGCAGAAATGCCCCAGCCCACCATTGGAAGCCTGTTCGCAGGCATAGGAGGTTTTGATGTCGGATTCGAAAACGCAGGCTACCGCACCGCCTGGCAAGTGGAACTCAACCCCATCAACCGGGCTGTCCTTGCCGATCGATTTCCACACGCCACCCAATTCGAAGACGTCCGCCACTGCGGCGCCCACAACCTCCGTCCCGTCGACGTCATCACTGGCGGCTTTCCCTGCCAAGACATCAGCCTTGCCGGCGCCAGACCCAGCAACAAAGAAACCCGAGGACTGCGTGGCCAACGCAGCGGCCTATTCTGGGAAGTCATACGAATCCTCAAAGAGACACAACCTCGCTGGGTGGTGCTTGAGAATGTCGTTAACCTGCTCGCTATCAACGATAGCCGAGACTTTGAAACAGTCATCCGGGCCCTTGCGCAATGCGGGTATGTGGGATTCTGGCGAGTGCTTAATGCTCAATATTTCGGAGTCCCCCAGCAACGTCGTCGCGTATTCCTGGTCGCAGGTCATCGACGAATGCCCCCCATGGAGCTGCTGGCTGACGCTGCGCCAGTGGAAGCAATACCTCCAGCGTCTAGCAAGATCGCGTGGCCACGCCCCGCGGATGCATGGGCTGCCAATACTCTATTGGCAAACAAAGCAGGCTCACAAATCGCTATGGGCTGTACCACTTTCATCGCTCAACCGCACGGATGGCATCAGATGGCTGAGCGGCAGCGAACGTCTGAAAATGATGGGCTTTGCCTCGGACTGGATGCGGCCAACCTTGCAGAGGCTTTCGCTGCCGGAAACGCCGTCGTTACGCAAATCGCGCAATGGATTGCCGAAAAACTAATTAAGGCACACTAAAAACAAAGGCAGCAGAGACCACCGCCTCCGCTGCCTAACCCCAACACCTCACTTTCCGAAATTCCCTTGCACCACACGCAACAAACCTAAACTCCATTTACCTCGCACCCGCACCCGAGTTTTTCGCGCTCGGCATCATCTACGCAATTCCCAATCGCGTAACACCCTCCCCGACCGCCTCTCCCTCATCGGAGGTGGCCAATGATCGAACAACCCGAACTCAAAACCATCGGCCTGACACCCGCCATCTACTGCGGGGATCAAGCGCTGTTCCATGTCACCTGCAACGTCCCCCTCGGCGATGCGTTGGCGATGGCTTCTGATTTTCTGTTTCTCGCCAAGGCGCTGACCAAGGATGCGGCTTACGCCAAAGACTCGGATTACCACGCCTGGGCCGCGCATTATTTGACGGCGATGAGCAAGGCGGTGGTGGATGATGCGGTGAAGGTGCTGAATCGGGATCGGGACAATGAGCTGGCGTCCAAGCGGGCGGGGGCGAAGTCTGAGGGGCTGGGGGATCGGACGACTTAGGATGATGCCAGAGCCTTCCGCATTGATGTTGGCAGGTCTGGCGCTTTCGCGAGCAAGCTTTGCTCCTACAGGGTTTGCGGTGAATTGACTGGCATTGTTAGCCCCGAGTTCTTTCGGGGTTTTCAAACCTGTTGGTAAACACCACACCACCGCGCATGGATTTTCAGGTGTCGATGACTTCCTCCCCTTCCAGTACCAACCAAGCATGACTTCACGCCGTCGGCTTACCCGGCTCTTCCCGTCTCGTCGCCCGCGCTGCAACCTCTATCGCTCGAACGCTGATCGCCGCAAATATC